TGTTGAAATCAAAAATGAGAGTTGGAACTTTGATTGGAGATATAACAGAATATTTGATAGTGAAAAAAGACCAAGCAATTTTGGTAAAAGAGTTCTGCGATATGCCATACTGCCATCCAAAATCTCCTAAATTCGATAAATCAATCGTTGATAGGAAAGTTGTAATTTACGAAGAGTTAAAACGACTTAAACGACCGCAATCGCTTGCAACGACTAAACGAGAGAACGGTGGAAACGCCGAAGTGATAGTCTGAACTGTAACGTACATAATAAGTTACAGAGAATAGCAGAAATGACTATTCCCACTATATAGTGAGCAACAAAATTGAACGTATGGAGCAGGGAGGCTGTTGTAGCTCGTGAGTCAGTCTTAGTAATGGTACCACGTGTTAAACATTATGACCGAGACGTTAAAAGTTACGGCCAGACTGTTGAAATACCTAAATAGATTGGGTATTTAAAATTTCTTCTGAATATTCTGAAAGCTGAGATGCTAACAGAACGGAAGGGTTGCAAAGCACTTTAAAATACACTACAATAGAGTATATATGAGTAAAAAAATAATATATTCTTATTTAGCAGGACTAATTGACGGTGAAGGTTCAATCAATATAACGCTGTATAAAACGGCGGCCGGCAATGTGAGATGGAGACCATCCATAAAGGTCTGTATGACCGACCAGGAGCCGATTGAACTATTTTCGCAAACATATGGTTTTAAAATCTATCGTGGCGAAACCAAGAAAGGTAGAACCACCTATTCATGCGAAGCCGCATGGAGAGGGTGTAAGGCGATACTAGATACGTTAATACCATATCTACGTGGCAAAAAGAATCAGGCATTACTGGTTCGGGAATTCTGTCAACACGTCGAAGATTACCGTTCATCACCACCACCATTTAAAAGAAATGCTAAAGGACATATATTATCTGGTAGTTTAGGGAATACAATCACACACGAGGAGTTTGTTTATAGACACGAAACTTATCTCAAAGTGAAACAGTACCAACACCAAAAAAGCAATACAATCCACCGTAAGAGACTGAGCGAAGAAGCCAGAGCCTCATCTGAGGAGTTCTGGATGCGACAGTCCGAACTAATGGGAAACGAACCATTAGAGGCAACAGAAATGGATGCCCGCCCGCAAGGGTCATTAAAGTAACAGATTGAATATCAGCAATTTGACGGCAAATCAAAAAGTTGCAAACACCCAAGTTACATTAAACGAAACAGTAGAAGGCAAAACTACACTAACAATCAATCAGCATTACGAATGTTCATTCTTGCTAGAAGACTTCGCAGAGGCTCAGTCGATTATCGACGCTGCCAGCGAATACTCTGAAAAGACCGGATACGCAATCGCTGAGAAGATGGATACGACAGTCATCAACGAGATGACTGACAACGCCACCTATAGTGCGGGTGCCTTCGGTACGGCTCTTAACGACACTACTATCCTTGTTGCTAACAGATACCTTGATGAAGCAAAAGTTCCACCGACAGGTCGTACTTTTGTAGTCAACCCACAGGGTAAGCAAGAGATGTTAGCCATCGACAAGTACGTTCGTTACGATGCGCTAGGAACTGGTAAGGCAATTGTCAACGGTAAAATTGGAACGATTTATGACATTGAAGTCTTAATGAGTCACAATATCCGCACAACTGCCGGAACACCTACTCAAAATAACAACTTGTTATTCCACAGGGACGCTGTTGCTGTTGCCGTTCAAAAGGACATTACTTTTGAATCACAACGCAAGCCAGAATACCTGGGTACACTGTATGTCGCACAAGGTTTGTGGGGAGTTAAAATACTTCGTGCAGACCACGCCTGCGTCGTTAAGTGTTAGTAGGCTAGTAAGCCAAGGATTAAGTCCACTTCGGTGGGCTTTTTCTTTTTTTACAACAGACAAACATACAATGTTTATGTTTTACTATAAATATCACAACATAATAGGGGGTTCTATGGACTTAGACGAAAAATATTTACCAGATGTAGCAACAAGAACGGCATTTCTTGAAAATAGAATTGCTGAATACAAAAGACAACTTTTTGGCGGTCAACTTGAAATTTTGGCAGCCGAGAAGAACGGCGAAAAACGAACCGTCGTACAACAAAAAGATATGATGGAGCAAATCGTAGGAAATATAGATATACTTGTCGCCGAATTATCTAAACTGAGTGAGTAATGAAACTTGCCGTCATACTACCGTCAAGAGGATTATCGTTCTCCAGAACGTGTGACGAACTGTTGCGTGAATTAAAAGGTCTTGATTACAGGATATTCTTTTCAATCGGGCGCACGTTGCCCGATTGTTTTAATATCCCACTAAACGAGGCACTCGAAGACAAGTCGTTCACCCATGTTTTAATCGTAGAAGACGACATGATTATTCCCAAGGGGATACTTCGTCAAATGCTAGATAAGAAATATCCAGCCGTAGCTTTGGATTACCCGTTCAAAGAAGAGGGCGATGCAACTGTCATGTTCGACCCGTCCGGTATGGCACTGTGGACAGGCACGGGTTTTATCCTAATTGAAAGGTGGTTGTTGGATATGATGCCAAAGCCGGTCTTTGTAACGGATAAAAGTTGGGAGATAATGATTACACCAGAAGACGAACTGTTATTCTTCCCAAGAGACGTCTCTAAAATGAAAACCTACGGTTTACACGATATAAACTTCGGACTGGCGCTATGGTCTAACGATATACCGATACTGGTAATGAAACGCACGGCGGGACAGAGGAAACTCCGCAAGAAGGGCGCAACTTATACCAATGCCGGAGCTGATGAAATCTACGAAATAAAGACAATTGTGAAAAACAACATTACCAAGAGTAAAGACACTAAAAATCTTAAAATGTATCAATCACGACTGAACCAAATCAAATCAGTTAGACTACTTGATAAAAAGCCAGATAATGTTGTTTACATAAATGGGCAAGCGAGATTAAGGAGTGGCAAAGATGTCGTCATATAGTATAGGTGTAGTGTACCCAAGCAGGGGAATGTGTTTTACGGAAACATTCAAAGAGGTGCTTGATGCTTTGACCGATTCTAAGGCTCTGTATGAGATTTATTGGTCGCATGGCAATAAACTACCTGCTTGCTTCAATAGGCCCCTTGTGCGGGCTCTTAGGGGCAATCACACGCATATATTACTGCTAGAGGATGATATGGTCGTTCCCAAAGGCATATTAAAAGAAATGCTCGAAGCTGACGAGGACATCATATCCTGCGATTACCCGATAGTCGAACTACCGAGCGGAACTGTCCTCTACGACAAGGACGATAATGCGATTTTCACGGGAACAGGTTTTATGCTGGCAAAAAGACACGTTTTTGACAAAATGCCAAGACCGATATTTCGTTCAGACTTACAATGGGAGTTTAAGAAAATCGGTGATAAAGTCAAGTTTAAGGCACAAGACGTTGACCCAGATAAAGTTTACGGACACCACGATATAACCTTTGGACTATTTCAGTACATAAATGGTAAACCGATTAAAGTCCACCACAGAGTATTATCACATAGAAAACTTAAACAAAAGGGGGAAACAGCCAATAATATAGGGGTTGACGACATTATATTATTTGATAAATACAGAAAAATAAATTACTACATGATTGAAGGTGTACCACTAGAAAACGACAAAGATATGACAACACACGTCCAGATAGACGGTAAACCTGTGATGATAAAAAAATCATTTGCTCAAAGACTAGGGCTGAAAGAGTACGATGACAGAATAATTTATAAGAACGTCATAATTGATGTCAACAATAATAAAAAAGCCATCAAGGCGTTACGAAAGGAAAAAAAATGACAGAATTAAATAAAAAACGTTGCCTATTGACTGGAGCTGGGGGGTTCGTGGGGTGTCACTTTGTAGACCACCTACTGCTCAATACGGACTGGGAGCTAATCTGCATAGATAGCTTTAATCATAAGGGTATCCCAGAGAGGATATTGGATAGCGAACATTACCAAAATAACAAGGATAGGGTCAAGATATTCACACACGACTTGACAGCACCATTTTCACAGGTACTAATCGACAGGCTGGGGAAAATTGACTACATCATCAACCTAGCCAGTATGTCTCACGTCGATACAAGTATAACCGACCCAGAACCGTTCATAATGAACAACGTCAAGTTGTCAATCAATATGCTGGAGTTGGCAAGAGACTTGTGGGGATTAAGAAAAACTGGACTAAACACACCACCAGCGGGGACTAAGTTCATTCAGTTCTCGACAGACGAAGTTTACGGACCGATGTTGGAAAACCGACCACACCCGGAGTGGGACCCGATTATACCGAGCAACCCATACTCGGCAAGTAAGGCTTGCCAAGAGGCAATCGCCACATCTTACTGGAGAACCTACTCAGTTCCACTATTCATCACCAATACGATGAATATAATCGGTGAACGCCAAGACGGTGAGAAATACCTACCGAAAATTGTCAAAAACATTTTAGAGGGTACGGAACTAACGGTTCACGCCCAAAAGAATAAAGAGGGTCAATATGAGGCTGGTACACGCTTCTACTTACACGCCAGAAACGCCGCCGATGCCGTCATGTTTATCTTGAATAATATAGAACCGGCGCTGTTCCCGAACACGAACGAACCAGAAAGGTTTAATGTCGTCAGTGATAATGAGTTGGATAATCTTGAATTAGCCAAGATGGTGGCGAAGATTATGGGCAAAGAACTGAAACACCGATACATAGATGTTCACTCGGTACGTCCCGGACACGACCCCAAGTATGGACTAGACGGAAATAAACTGAAAGAGGCTGGTTACGAATATCCAGTATCGTTTGAAGACAGTCTGCGTAGGACTATCGACTGGATGATGAAACCGGAAAATAGAAGGTTTATAGACGCATTATGAGAGAAGAACTTTCCCAAAAATACCTAAGTGGAGTTGGCATAGAAATAGGTGCACTATGCCATCCACTTAAGGTTGACGGGCAAGTAGTTTATGTAGACAGATTTGACATAGACGGGTTACACGGACAGTATCCCGAAATCCCAGTAGAAGATATGACACACGTAGACATCATTGATAACGGTGAGACACTTTATACTATTGATGATGCAACCCAAGACTTCGTTGTCGCCAATCACTTCTTGGAACACTGTAAGAATGCCATTAAGTCGGTGGAGAATTGGACAAGAGTATTAAAGCCGGGTGGGATAATCTTCTGTGCCGTACCTAACAAAGATGAGTGTTTCGACAAGGACAGATACACGACAGACTTTGAACACGTGGAAGAAGAATACTTAACCGGAGAGACAAACGATGTTTATCACTATGAAGAAAATGGTGTTGACCCGGCAACCGACTATTCAATCCACTTCCATTGCTGGGATAAAAAGGCGATAAATGAGTTTTGGAAAAAAATACCAAAATACGTGCCAATCGAGATTTTAGAAACCGTCTATAATCCGGTTAGACAAGAATATATAACGATTGCGAGGAAGATATGAGTGTCAATATAGTGGGCGGTGGATTGGCAGGGTGCACTATGGCTACTCTTCTTCAACATCTACCAGTTAAAATATACGAAAAAGACAGGGTCGGCGGACTGTGTATAGATAACAAGAATTATCAGGAATACGTCCATGTATTTCACACCAATTATAGGGACGTGTGGAGTTTTCTAAACGACTACACAACCGTCAGACCGCACCACACAACGGTAAAGTCATACGTCAACGGGAAACTAAAAGCCTACCCGCCGAAGAAAATAACTAGTGAAGTCATTAAAGAACAGATAGAGGGCTATAGTCGCAAAATGTGGAAGAAGAGTATTCCCAAAGAGGCACTGGAACGTATCACAACTTCGGAAGACGAGTATTTCTTCCACGAACGCTACGAGGGCGTACCAGACTTCACGGAACTTTTCAAGAACTTGACAAGGGGCGTTGAGATAGTCAAAAAGGACGTGCGAGACGGCGACCTCGACGGTCTGATTATTCTTACTGGTGCGATAGACGAATACTTCAACTACTGTTATGGTGAACTCCCGTACCGGGGTATGCAGGCTGTCTGGTACGAGGCGGAACAGGGGCTTGAGGCTGACTATTATTCATTTTCGGACGAGAAACTACCGTTTCAAAGAGTAATAGACTACAACAGATTCGGGTACGAGGGTCAGTGGATAGGTATAGAGACAGCCACCGATAAACTAAAGCACTACCCAGTAAGAGACCCTAAAAGCGTGATTATATACCAAAAATACGCCAAATTAGCCAAAGATAAAGGGATTATTCTAGCTGGTAGGCTTGCGACCTATCATTATATGGATATGGACGACGTGATTAAACAGTGTTTTGATATAGCGAGATTGTGGAATAATACATGAAGATAGTAACCGTAGCCAGTGACGACCAACACCCAGGACTTCTTCAGCTCAAGAGGTCTTGTGAACACTTTGGCTACGAGTTGATAGTTTTACATGACCCGACGGTTGAGTGGGGCAGACAACAAATAGGCGTTTATCACTGGGCAAAAGATAACCCCGGCGTGTCTTACGTTTATGTTGACGGATATGATACGTTCTTCGTAGCCCCGCCAGAGGAACTGGAACAGAAGATAAAAGACTATGGTTGCAAGATGATAGTCAGCGGTGAGGGGGTTATATTCCCCTCGCCGTTCTGGGGCGATGGTTATGATGATGATAAGTCTCCCTGGAAGTATGTTAATGGCGGATGTTACTGGACGACTACGGACTACTTCGTTCATCTAATTGAGGGCAGTAATTATATGACGGCTAATGGGATTTATAGTTTTGGT